AGACTGTCCTTGGATTTTTATAACGCTAATAAAAAAATAGCAATAGAAGTCCAAGGGCAGCAACACACTAAATATGTAGAATTTTTCCATCAAAACCGATTTAAATATTTAGACCAATTAAAAAGAGATCAGAACAAAGAAAAGTTTTGCGAAATTAATAATATTGTACTTGTAGCTATTTATCAAAATGATATAATAGATAGAGAGCTTTTCGAGTCGCAAGGTGTAATATTATAATAGAATGAAAAAGGGCAACAACACAGAAGGTTTTAAAAATTTTAAAATTCCAGAGAACTACTTTAATAAGCTTTTCGAATTCACTGGTTCTACAGACGAATCTTCTAAGGGTTTTATAGTCGCTTACGTCAACCAAGAAGGTTGCCCATTAATATGCGCTAAGATAGCTAGCCCTATAGTTCAAATGGGCCTTATGAAGGCTTTAGAAAACTATATTGACGATATGAACAATGACAATGAAGAAATGATTGACATTGGATATAACGAGTAGTATATTCCTTACATGATATTTTCCTATGACTTAGAGTCGCAGCTTCTAGCTGGATTAATAAAGTATCCAGATAGATATGCCGACATTGCCGCTTTTATAAGTGAAAAAGATTTCGTTTCAAAAATGAACAGAACTTTATTTTCTGTTTTAAGACAAGCGATTGAAAATGGAGAAAAAATAGATGAAGTTGTAATAGCGCAAAGAGTAAAAAGTTTTGGCATTTCTTTTGATGACGGAATGAATCCGTTTGATCATGTTGAATGCTTGTCTGTAAAAAAAGTTTCCGCTGAATCTGTAAAAAGCGTTGCCATAGAACTAAAGAAATATACCGTTAGAAGAGAAATAGCACAATGCGGCATAGATTTAAGCACTCAAATGAAGAAAATGCCAGATTCTTCTTCTTTTGAATCTATCGTCCAAATAGCTGATAAAGTTTATAATGATCAAATAAATTTATACGAAACTGGAGATAATCAACCAGAAAACATCTTTGATTCAATGGAAGAAATCATTGAAGAAAGAGGTGAAAATCCTGTAGATGAGTTTGGATTTTGCGGTCCTCACGAAAAACTTCAAGACATGTATGGATCTTTATTAAGACCGGGGAATATAACTGTTATCGTAGCTAGATCAGGTGTAGGCAAAACTCAATTTTGCATAGATTTCGTAACGAAAACTTCTGAAAGGTATCAAGTTCCTGTGCTTCATTTTGACAATGGAGAAATGAGTAAAGAAGAGTTGATATTTAGACAATGTGCCGCAATGACGGGAGTTCCAGTTTGGTTGTTAGAAAGCGGTAATTGGAGAAAAGCTGGAAAAGAAATTGTTAGTAAAGTTCGAAAAGTTCTTAAAAACATACAAGAGAGATACAGTAAATTTTATTACTATAATATAGGAGGGTTAAATGTTGATGCTCAGATAAGTATTCTAAAACGTTTTTATTACGCTAAAGTTGGCAGAAACAACCCTCTAATATTCAGTTTTGATTATATCAAAACAACAAATGAAAATTCCGGCAACAAAAATGAATGGCAAATTGTTGGCGAAATGGTTGATAAATATAAAAAATGTATCCAAAGAGATATAGTTGGAGACGATGGACCATGCATATCTATGATGACCTCTGTTCAATCTAATAGATCCGGTATTGTTACTAATAGAACAGCAAACAACGTTGTAGATGATGAAAGCATTGTATCTTTATCTGATCGAATCACTCAGTTTTCATCTCACATGTTTATTCTCAGAAATAAAACTGCTGACGAGTTACAAGAAGAAAGAAATTTCGGAACACATAAGCTTATTAATGTCAAAGCTAGACATCTTGGTAAAGATATTGCTGGCGCAATAAATCAGGTAGAAATGCCAGATGGAACATTGAGGAAAAATTTTGTTAATTTAGAATGTCAAAATTTTAAAATAACTGAAAAAGGGGATCTACGAAATATTGTCGATTCATTGAATGCAACAGGAACAATAGCTAGAAACGAAAATGGAACCGAAGACGTACCTGACTTGGATTGAAGATAAAACAGATAAGATCGAAGAAATTCTAATTGATTTAGGATATCAATTATCTGATAAAGGCAAATATTGGCAAAGCACAGCAGTTTATAGAGACGGCGATAACCAAACTGCTTTACAAATATGGAAAAATACTGGAATTTGGAAGGATTTTGTTCAAGGATCTGCATATCAACCATTTAAAAGATTGATTCAGTTAACCTGTAGAGACGACAACAGATTAGCGCAAATACTTCAATCTTTAAATGAAAAAAATGATTCTTTTATTCCCACAATTAAAATACCGAAAATGGAAACAGAACAATTTTTCAACCATGACGATATAGGAACTTTGTTACCTCATTATAGTTTTTATAATAATAAAAAAATTTCTGATAAGACTCTTGAGCTATATAAAGCTGGATTTTCTATGTCCGGTAAAATGAACGGCAGATTTACATTCCCAATTTACGATATTAATGGAAAAGTCATAGGTTTGAGTGGTAGACATTTATTATGGGAAAATAAAAAATCATTAAGCAAATGGAAGCATCTTGGAAGAAAAGCTAGATGGATATATCCATTAAATATACCTAATGAAGATAATGTATTTGTTAAAAAAATAGAAGAAACCAAAGAAATTATTATAATAGAAGGCATAGGAGATAGTTTAGCTTTAACAGAACAAGGATTTTTAAATCATATGGTTGCGTTTGGGCTAGATCTAAGTTCTAAGCAAATTGCCTATTTAATATCTTTAAATATAGATAAAATAATTATCGCTACAAATAATGATATTGGCAAAAAAACAAATGCTGGAAGAGATGCGGCAATCAAATTATTTTTAAAACTAATTAAATATATAGATATTAAAAAAATTGAAATCAGATTACCATTAAAAAATGATTTCGGAGAAATGCTTGAAAATGATATCGATATTAATTTGTGGGTAAATAAAAACAAAAGCAAGCAAAAGCAAATAAAATACATGTTAGACAATTATAATATTACAGATAAAAAGTGTGTAAACATATTAAGAGATTATTTAGAAAAGTTAAATTTTGAAGCAGACGCTATCAGCCAGTAAAATCAAAACCATGACTTCTTGTTCATGGTTGTATTGGTGTAAATACCACCTTAAGTTACCTGACAAAACAAATGATGGAGCTTTAAAAGGTAGTATAGTTCATCTAGTGTTAGAATGTTTAGGTAAGGATAGACACAAAAAACATTACGATTTAATACTTAAAAAGGGAAGTATTGCTTCATCGAAAGCTGTTAAAAAATTAATTTTAAAACACGCAAAAGCAGCTAATCTTCTTGAGAATCATTCAAATCTTGAAGACATTTATGATATGGCTTTTAGAGGTTTGGTTTATGATTTTTTTGGTAAGAACCTAGGAAAACCTACAAAAACTATATCCGAAAAAGAATTTGAAATTGAAATAGAAGAAGGCGATTTGAGGTATAAAGTTAAGGGTTTTATTGATAGGCTTTTTATATATAAAAATAAAAGCATTGCTTTAATAAGAGATTTCAAAACAAACAAAAAAGTATACGAAGGTCATGAAGTAACTGATAATCTTCAAGATTATATTTATACATTAGCTGTAAGAAAACTATATCCAGAATTCAATAAAGTAAAAATGGAATTTGTTTTTCTTAAAGCCATGAATAGCGCCAAATCTGAGGCTGGTAAATGGGAAATAGTTGGAGTTGATAAATCAGTTCTGACTATGAAAGAAAAAACAGAGGAAGAATTAGAAGGATTCGAATATCAATTAACAGATTATCAATCGTATGCTGAAAGTTTTGACGAATCTGCAGCTATTTCTAATTTAGCTTTTAGTCAAGGGATGCCTGAAGATGGCAGTTTCAGCCAAAGACTGCTTTGTGGATTTGCAAAAAGACCAAATGAATTAAAAAAAGACGGATCTCCTAAGTGGTATTGTTCTTATAAATTTCCATTCGATTACTATTCGGTCATCGACGAAAACAATCAAACCAAAAGGTCTTTCTTCACTAAAAAAGAAGCTGTTAAACACAAGAAGGAAAAAGATAAAGTTCTAAAACTTCATTACACTGGTTGCCCTTCGTTTAATAAACCAGCAACGCCTCCGACATCTGAATGGTCTTTTGAAGTTGAAGCTAAAGATGATTTTGATCTTGACAAGTTTTAAAACTAGAGTATATTGCTGTATATGCTATGTTTATTTAAAAGCCATTATTCTATAGGTAAATCAATTCTCACATTGAATGACCCTAGCAAGGTTAAACCTGATGGTCCTGATAGTATTTTTAAAATAGCTATAGATAATGGTTTGAAAGAAATTGTATTAGTCGAAGACTCTTTAATCGGATTTTTTGAAGCCTACAAAAGATCTAAAGAACTTGACATAAAATTAATTTTTGGCCTCAGATTATCTATCAGAAATTCCGCTGATAAAGAAGATGATTCTAGTGAACATAAAATAATTATTTTCGCTAAAAATAAATCTGGTTGCCAGTTGTTGAATAAAATTTACTCAAAAGCTTT